CACCTGATGCACCTTGGAAAGGTTCTGTTCTGTTTTCATATTTAAATCCTAAAAGATCTAAACCTTCCATGTAAGATTGTTCCCAATCTTTTCTGGACATTTTGTAATCCATATAATTTTCTTTTAAGATACTTCCTAGTGGATCTAAAACATCTTCAGGTAAGATGTCTGCTAAATTGTCAAAATGAGATTCAGTTCCAGGGACGTTAATTGAACCTGGTTCAAAATTAATTGTTGCTCCACCATCTTCTTCTGGTGTGACTTCTATGGGACCTTTTTCTGTAACTTCCTCTTGAACTTGTACTTCTTCTCCTGCGCCTGGGACCTCTAATTCAGTACGAATTTCATTTGGGAGTGATTTATCGATATCTGCCATTTAAACTCCTAGTATTGTTTACCATATTTTTTAAGAGAAGCCAAGCCTTGATGGTTCGGGCCTCTTTTAGGTGGTATTGTTGTTGTTAAATTAGCTAAACCTCCTGAAGCTGCTGCAAAAACACCAATAGGTTCAATGCCTTCTAAACTTTTGTACATTTCTTTTTCTCTCTCTAAAGATCTTTGTAAATTTTTCTTTTGGATATCTTCTTCTATTTTTTTGATTGTATCAAGATCTTCTTCAAATTTTTTATAGCCACCTTCTTTTTCATAAGGAGCTAAACTTTTTAAAAATCTTTCTTCAGCACCAATTTCTTGAGAAGGTAGTAAACTAATATCATCTGGTGAAAGCATAATATCTCCAGATGCAAAATCTGAAAGTTTATTTCTCAACTCTTCAACTTTAATTGCTTTCTCTTGTATGTCTCTTGCTTTAAGTCCTTCATAACCACCTTTATAGGATCTAATTTCTGCCTCTTCAGTTTGACCAAGTAAACCTAATGTTGCATTACCTAACATTCTTTTAAAAGTTAAACCATCTGTATAATCCATTGCTGCAAAAGGAGCTGCAAAAGCTATTTCTCCTAATAAAGTTACACCAGTTGCTGATAAACCAGTTCTACCCGTTTTAACAATTTTTCCTAAATTTTTAAATTGTCTAACTGCTGCTGGATTTTTATTTGCTGCAAGTTTTGCTTTTCTAGCAATGTCGTCTGCATAGTCTGCAGGGTTATCACATACTGCCAAACCTCCTTTATCAAACTTACATTTAAAACCAGCTTTGTTTAAATTTTGTGCAATCTTTTTTAATTGAGATTCAGGGACAACTTTTGATTGTGATTCTAATACGGCTTTTCTATTTAATTCTATTATTTGTTTATCTTGAGAAGATAAATCTTTTAATTTTTTACCTTCGAGAGTTCCTAATGGATCTATAGTTTTACCGTAGTCAGTTCCATAAGTATATTTTTTTAAAGTATTTGGATCTGTAGTCTCAAAATTTTTATAACCTTCTGATAATGCAGCATACTTCATTCCTTTAACATTTAAATTTTCTAATGATTGTTTCCAACCTTTAGGTTTATTTTTAATAAGCTTATCTTGCTCTTCATAAATAGATTTAATAGCTGGATCTATTTTCTTTTCTAAAAACAAATTAACTTCTGCTGGAGCATACCCTATATTAGAAGTTGTTACAGGACGATTATATAAATCACCCATGTGAGATTTATGAACTTTAGTTGTTCCACTAATCGCTCCTTCATAAGCAGGGTTACTAAAAAGTGTCATAGCATCTCTTCTTCTTTTTATCTTGTCCAAATTAGCTTGAGAAACTTCTTTTTTAGGAAACTGTAAACCTTTTTCTTCTTTTAAAACTTTGTTAATTCTTTCAACCTCTGTTTTTTTAACTCCATACTTTTCTGCTAAAGCTTTATTGTCTAAAACTTTATTTGCTTTAAGAGTTTCTGTATATTCAAAACTTTGTTTTGGAAACTGGTATCTTTTTTCTAAATCTGCAGCCCATGATTTTTTTATTTTTTCACTAGGCCATTTAACGCCTTTCTTTTTTCCATGATCATAAGAGTAATGAGTAGGTATAGTTACTTTCTTGGCCATTGCTTTTTCTTTTGCAAGTTGTGAACTTTTTAAAGCAATTTCTTTTTTAACATTTGAAAGTTTTAAATTACCAATATTACTTTTAAGTCCTTTTTGACTAATACCTGTTTTTCTCATTAACTCTGCTTGAGATGGAGCTCTACCTAATTCTTCTTTTAATTCGTAATAAGCTTTTTTAAGTATATCAGCTAATCCCCCTCTATTAAAACCAAGTCTTGGTTCAGCACTATATACTTCCATAGCATCATCAATATATTTTAGGATGTCCATAACTATTCTCCTAACAAGTAAGCAAGTCCACCTGATTTAAATCCTTCTTCTTCATCAACAAGTTTTTTAAGTTCAGCATGGTCTTTATCATCTACATAGAAATTAAGATCTTTCATTTTACCTTCTTGATCAGGAGTAACAGTTGCTTCTTCATAATCTATTGATTCAACTTTTTTTTGAGATTTAGTTCCTTCGTCAACAACATCTGTTTTTTTAGTAACTACTAATTCAACTTCTTTTGAGTTTTCATAAGGTCCTAAAGTATCAGTTTTAATTCTAAAACCATCAGGTGTTTCATAAAGTTCAACTCCTTTGTAAGTCTTGACTGTTTCTCTCTCAATTGTACCTGCTTGTTTAGTGATATCTTTTCCTTTAGCTCTAATGATATTAGCTAAATCAAAAACATAAGACGGAGGAGCATTCTTTACTGTTTCAGCAGCTTTAACAACTTTAGCAACATCCTTTGCTTTCTCTCCACTTTTTAATAATCCACCTAAACCTGTTTTGACAGCAACTCCTGTAGCAGCTCCACCGCCTAAAATTTTTAAAAACGCTCTTCTAACTTTATCAATCCCGCCAACAGAAAAACCTATTCTGCCTCCTTTGGCATGTTTAGTAATATCATCTCTTAATTTAAATTGATGTGTTGGTTTTAAAGTTTCAAAATCTACCGTACCATCATCATAAATTTTAAATCTTTGGTTCTTTGGTAAACCTGTCATACCTAGTTCTTTCCAAACGTTTTCGTTGTTTGCTAACTCTGGTTTATTTTTTAACTCTTCAATCATATTAGGGAAGTTTTTTAAAACATAATCAGATGTTTCATCTGGATTGTTTTTTGCACCTTGAATAGTGTTCTCTAATCTAGCTATAATAGCTTCTGCTCTTGTAAATCTGCCTTTGCCTGCAGGATTTTCAGATCTATATTTAATTAGATCGTCCATAGACATTTGAACAGGTTCTTCTGTGTCTGTTGTTTTTTGTTTCAGACGTTTATTAAACTCATCAAACAAATCTTTAACAACTGCTTTTTCAGGTCTAGCAACTTTGTCTGCTGTTGTTATAGCTTTGCTACCAAATTTTTTATTTATTTTATCTAAAGCTTTTGGTAAGCCCACTAACTTACCTTTAAAGTAACCAATCCTTCCACCATTCATCATACCTGATGGATCAAAGTCTCCTTCATCAATAATTTCTTCTGCAGTCTTTTTTGGATTATCTAAAAGATCTTGAGCTTCTCCTAAAATTCTTCTTCTCTCTTCTTCAGATAAATCTGCATAACTTCCTTTTTTGTCAATTATCTTTTTGACTTCATCCATGATTCCTTTTTCATCTTTTGTTTTTAAATAGTCAGTTGTAATTTTAACAATACCTTCCTTCTTTGGATACTTATTACTTACTCCCATAATTTCTGTTAAGGTTGGAGATTTTTCATAGATGTCTTGTAAATCTTTAACTAATTTATTTATGCTCTCTAAACTAGTAGGTTGATTAGTTTGTTTTTTTGGAAATGACTTAATATCAGCTTGTGGTCCTTTAGAAGGTCTTTCTTCATAGAAAGGTGTTATTTTTTCTTCTGGGAATTTAATAATCTTTTCTGATTGTTTAACTTGATCTGCTGCTTCAAGTTTAATTTTAATTAAATCTAAACCTGTAGGTTCTTTACCTTTAACTTTACGATAGCCATTAACTAATTTTTGAAATATAGCTCCATAAGTTTTTGGATTTGCATATTTAATAGACATTAATAATATACTCGTTTTCTAGGCGCTGTTTTTTCTTCAATGTAATCTTCAGGGTGTTGTAAAAGTCCTCCCTGTCTAAATCGCATGATCGCTTGTGTGGTTGAGTCAACAAGGTCATCATGATCACCATACGGAAATGCGGCACACTCCTCTATTACTTCTTCTGCGAATCTTTGATCTGGCGCCCATATCATTCCAGATTCGAAAAGCGGTGCTACCGAATTTACCCTAACATGTTTATCATTTCCTTTACTAGGTGTAAAGTTAACGACTGGTATATCCATCTGTCTTAACTCATAAGTGAGCGGAAGTCCAGATGCTTTTGATTCAATAATAACGGTTTCAGGGTTCCAATACTTATACTGTTCTAATGCTAATCTACGTAATTCAGGAAACTCATATCTGCCTTTTATGGCATCTAATAATATTAAATTAGCTCCACTATCCTGGTCTGGATAGAATACTCCCCAAGTTGTAATGGCAGAATAGTCTGACGTTTCCTTTTTCATAAACGCAGTATCGTAAGATTGTATGACGTGATGAAGTTGAGGTATGTAATCGTGTTTCCAAATTC